AGTCGGTAGCCGCTCCTTGCTTATTAACAGCGGTAGACATTTTATTAAAGGCGTCAGCTCCTTGTACGGCGAAAATGCTGGCGGCTCGAGAGGCGTCAGAACCGAATATGGTATTTAGAGCGGCCGTACGTTGCTCGGTGGATAGTTTACCTAAAGCACCTTGTAGCTGGCGAGACGTGTCTTCGAGACCGACGAAGTTACCCTTAGCGTCGAAAAAATTAAGTCCGAGTTTTTGCATAGCTTCGGCGGCGTCGTCCGTAGACGGCACGAGCCGGGCGAGCATAGTCTTTAATGAAGTACCAGCGTCAGAGCCGTTAATACCAGCGTTGGAGAACATAGAGAGGGCCGTAACGGTATCGTCGAGACTAACGCCCATAGAAGCCGCTCCAGCTCCCACTTGCTGAAGTCCCATAGCCATATCTTGTACCGAGGCTGTCGAGGCGTTAGCACCAGCCGAGAGGAGGTCGGCAATACGAGAAGCTTCTTTTCCTTCGAGCCCGAAAGCATTTAGAGCCCGGGCCGTTACAGTAGCGGCCGAAGCTACGTCGATCTGGCCAGCCTTAGCCAGCGAGAGCACTCCCTTAGAGGAGGTTAGAATATCATTTACTGACAGCCCGGCTTTACCGAGCTCGGTCATAGCGGCGGCGGCGTCTTTCGCTGATATACCCGGAAGGGCGGCGTCTTGGCCTAATTGCCTAGCGGTTTCGCTAAGCTGGGCCATTTGCTTATCGGTAGCCGACGTAACACTTCCTAGAATATTTAACGATTGCTCGAAGTCTCCAGCCATTTTAACCGAAGCTATACCAGCGGCGGCCGTAGCCGCCCCAGCGATCATACCGAAACGAGAAACAGTCGCCCCAACACCGTCGAACGTGTTATTGAGACGACTTAAACTCTCGCTTTGATCTCCAACATCTTTAACGGACTGCTTAGTATTAGCAAGCTCACGCTGAACTTTTTTCAGAGTAGCGGAGGCCTCATCTTGAGCCTTGATTATTACCGCTAACGCTTGCTGTTCGTCCATGCCTTCGTTAATTCCTTCCTGTGGGCTCTTTCGGCTTGCTTATCTGTAATAATAATAGTAGATAAAGCCTCTAATAGCCATTCTGGTTGTGCTCGTAATACTTCGTACGGCCAACCAGTTTTTTCAACTATTAGAGCGTCGTAGAGTTCGGAAGGAATTTTTTTCGACGGCTCGCCTCCAACTAACTTACGGTAGCCTTCGAGCCAGAGCCTTTTTTTTCTTCGTCAGCCGGGCTAGTAAGTTCGTCGATCTTAGCCTTAATTTCGTCGGCCTCGACGTCGCTCATTTCTAGCATACGATCAAGAATATTTTCGTTCGAACCATTAAGCTCGACGATCATAGCGTTAAACGTTTCGTCTTCGGCTACATCGGTAAGCTCCATGTTAATCGAAGCTTTAATATCCTTCTTACCGTCTACAGCGATTTCTTTACCACCGAACAGAGCGTTTTTAATTTTACGTCGCTCTCTTCGGGTTAAGTAGGTGTTTAGAACTACTTTATTTTGTCCTGATTTTGTAGTAAATTCTACAGTTTCTCGTTCTGCCATTGTTAGGTCTCCTTTTTTTAATGGTATTCGTATTATACCAAAAGCGTCTTCGGAGGCCTAGTAGCTAGTCTCGAGGTTAATAACCGTTCCTTCGATGAACTTACCAGTAGCAAGGTCGAGGAATACAGGACAGGTAATAGTTTGGGTACTCATTTCAGTGTCGCCGTAGTCTGGAGACCATTCTTTAACCTTAGTGTAAGGAACGTCGAGAATAACGGTCGGGTGTTGGTCAGCTCCGATTTCTACGTCGGTGTTTTCAACCTTCAAACGCATAGCAAGCTTCGTCTGATTATCTCGGTACGCCTTGAACGTCTTCGAGTTGTAGTACAGCTTAATTTCAAGCTGGCCAGCTATTACGGTGTTACGAGGGTCTGAGCTATCAGAACTGATAGAAGGCCGCTTAGTTGGGTTCTTACTGGCCGTAAAGTGGGCTTCGGTAACGTCAGCGACTACGGCGGCTTCCTCGAGGTCTTCGCCCTTCAGAGCGACCGCTACGCTAGCGTGGATAGGAAGGAATTCGTTCTCTTCGGTGTACGCTGGTACAAGAGTTCCGCTTGGGTCTTGGGCCTTACGGCTCATAAACGAGCTGGCGATCTTAGCGTAGTCGTCCGTAACGATGTCGATAGTCGTCTCGTCGAGGATAGCACCCGGGTAGCTCAGCTGGTCTACGTCGCCCTCGACAGTGTGAATAGTGTAACTTTGGTGGCTGTTGTTATTTAAAAGAGCCCAAACGTGCTTTTTAACGCCCTCGTTACCTGTTCCCGATACTGTTGTAGTAGTCGGAGCTTGGCCGAAGAGAAGGTTAAAGTGGTGTCCGATACCTCTATCGAAAAGAAGGGAGGTAAAACCACCAGCACCGCCTCGGCGAATAATGTTCGAACCAGAGAGCCCGGCGATATGGTTATAGCCTGTCTCGTTGTCGATTGCTTCAATATCTGGGAGAAAGTCGAAGTCTAGCTTGCCGACCCATTTAACGGCGTCTTGGATAGCTGTTCCACGAACTGCTTCTTTTTGGTAGCCGAAGGCTACGTTACGGCTGATAAAATCACTCATTATTTTGTCTCCTTCGTCTCTTTATCGAACTTAGCCTGAGCTTTTTTACCAGCTTCGACACTGTTACGAGCTTTTACTGAATATACCCGGCCACCGAGAGTAACCATAAACGTCTCGAACTCGGTCGCTTCCTGAGTTTCCTTACTACCGTCCGTAGCTTCTGGAAGGTCGGACTGAACCGCTGTATCGTTAATAGTCGGAAGGTTTTCCGCTGGGGTTTCCGCTTGATTTTTTTCTTCTGTAGCCATGATATTTTCTCCTCTTGTTTAAATTATAGCCTTTATCACTTGCTAAATACAATCTACTTATGCTACTGGGGGTTTCGACGGCCGAACTTGGTTATGTCTTACTTGAAATTGTATCATTCCCTCGTAAGTAAATATACCTGTACCACGAGCTTCGACGCCCGGAAGAACGGTAGCGTCCGTAATAGTGTCGAGGTCAATATACAGTTTCTTCTCTCCGTCGAGCACCTGATGAGCTCGAATAATGCTCATAAAGCTATCGGGTAGCCAGTCGTAATTCTCGTCCATACCGCATAAATAACGCTGAAGTTCCATATGGGCCTCGACGACTTTGGTACTACGAAGCCAGTCTTTTTTCATTTCTACCGAAACATTTACCTGATAAGTCTTCCGGCTCTTGTCCCGGTTAATTCCTTCGGCCGAACCCTGATCTCGTCGCTCGTGGATAAATACGGCCGGAAGAACGTTCTGGTTTTGAGGGAGTGCGAAAAGGCTACCGTAATAATATTTACCCTTTAGCTCTTTAGGGCCGAGCTCTTCGAATACAGAAATAAGCTTGGTTATAATCGGGTCTCTATATGGTTTTGGGCTAGCCATTATCGTCTTCCTCTCAGTAAGTTTACGAGGTATAGCTGAAACGCTTTCGTGATTAGAACAGCGGTCGGAGCGTCTATAGTAAGCATAACACGCCGAGGGAGCTTAGTTCTCGGCTTATTACTTTGGTGGTACTTAAATTTATCGTCCTTGTTTTCAACTTTTAACTGGGTAGAAGTAACTACTCCGTCGAAACTACGCCTCATTTTCCCGGTCTGTTCGAGCAACGGCCAAGGAACGTTTTTCTTACGAGCTGGCCAGCCGCCGAATAGTGCTCCCCTTTTATCGAAGTTCTGTTGTACTCGGTCGAGGATAATACCCTTACTCTCTTCGAGCGGCTCTCTAAAATCAGTAACACCCTCGACAGTGATACCGAGAATACGATCTATCTGGGTTTCTCCCTCGAGGCCCATTTGAAGCCGGAACGCCATACTAGTATTCCTTACGCATAAAGAAGTTATGAGAGCTTGGGTCTCGGTGGTGGCGTCGGAAAACGTGTCCTTCGCTAACTACCAGAGCCGAACCGCCACTGGCTGAGCCGCCGCCATTTTCTTTAACTGTTCCGATAAGTTGCTCGAGTAACGACTTGGCCGTACGAAGCTTTTCGTAGCCGTCTTTAGAGGTTTCCTCGGTGTCGGTATTCTTACCATAATCACGAATAAGAGCGAAGCCACCAGCGTAGAGCTTGGCAATTCGCCGGGCCGTAGGATAGTTGGGGTCTTCCGGGCTGAGAGGAACGCTACCGAATTTCTTCAGGCCAGCGTTTACGATCGCTTCGGCTTCCGTAATAAGATCGTCTATATAGGTATCAGGAAGCGGCGAACTCGCATATTGAGCCGTAACCTCGACGCTCTCTCCTTCGCTGGGAGCGGCCGGGGCTGAGGCTAAAACAATGAGACCCGAAGGGCCGTCTACGCTTGATACCGGGACTGGTACGCCATTAACACGAACGATAACGTCGGCAATACCTAAAACGTCGTCGTTCGTGTTGTCTACGATCGGAGTACGACCGACAGCGAAACTAGCGTTATTACCGTCTACAACGCCAGCAAGGGCTTCAGTATCTACTTCCTGAAACCCTGCTTCCTCTCGGACAGATTGGCGAGTGAGGTAACTCATTAAGACTATTCCTCGGTGTTATTCTTGGCTTCGATAGCTTCGATAAGTTGGAGCTTAGTAGTATCGTCGTCTTCGCCCTTGAGCTCTTCGGCGTTAATTCCTAGCTCGGTAGCAATAACAGTTAATTCTTCGACGGAAAGCTCGGTAAGCTTAACGTCCTCTTCGTGGTGTTCGTCGTCGTTGCCTTCGCTTTTTTCGTCAGCTTTAGACTTAGCGGCCTGAGCTTCCTCGATCGCTGGAACAAGAGTTTCTTTATTTTTGTAGTCTTTAGGGTCTAGGCCCAAGTCTACAGCCATTTTATCGAGAACAGGGCGTTTTTGCTCCATTAAAGAAGGCTCGCCGCCACCTTGACTATTATCTTCAGCTTCGCCTACTGGCTTTACTGAAAAGAAACTATCGCTTTTGATAGCTTCGAGCTGTTCAGCGTCGAGCTCTACGGTTGTAGCTACTCCACGATCAAACTCGAGGCCAGCACGACGGCGACGTTCCCCGGCGTGTCCGAGTAATTTTACTTCATACTGTTGTTTAGACATAACTATGGTCTCCTTCCTTAACGTGCTATTTGGCACTTTCGGGAGCTCTCAGGTGCGAAGAGCTCCCTTACTACCAACTAGAGGACTAGCTGAGCGTTACACGAACGGCTGTTCGCCAGTCGCCGTAACCAGCGTTTGCACGAAGGTAAGGGCCGAACAGGAGGCGACGTCGCATAAATCGCTCGTGGCTACCTTCCTGTGAAGCGTCTCCACCGTCATATTCCATAGGGATAAACTGGCGTTCTTGGTAAATGAACGGAAGTAGACCCTGAGTAACATTTAGGAGGTAGAACCTTTTAGCGTTGGTAAGACGGCTAGAAGCCAGAACGTCGGCGTCGTCAGCGAAGATATTCTCGTCGCCACCACCAACGGTAGAGCGGAAGAGTTTCTTAGCGGCGGTTTCAAGGGCCAACGGTACAAGCATTAACGGCTTGCCTAATTCTGGGTACATAACCTCGCCTTGGTCGTCCAAGAAGCTAGCCAAACGCTGTTTAGCAGTAGAGTAAACCTCTTCTGTTAGCGTTGTAGCTGAGCCGATGTCCGAGCCACTCAAGTCGTTAGACTGAGTACCCGAAAGACCTTCGGAGTGGTCAGTATCGAAGAAATTCTGGCCGTCGTAACAGATACCGTTACTTTCGATCAAGCCGAACACTAGACTATCTGGGAACAGACGAGCACGAGCACCGAGAGCCGCTACGAGAGCGTCCTTAGTGGCGATCTTGTTGTCGTCGATGTCGGTCTGACGGACTTCAACAGTACCTTCGAACTCTTTATTCTTAATAGTGTAGTCGTACGAGCTAAGACCTTTCGGCATACGCTCGCCGTTCATTTCACGCATACCCGGAACGTTACCCAACCAACCGTAGTCTTCAGAAGACCCGGTAGAAGTGGTAGGAGTAGCGATACGAGGCCAAACAGGAGTAGCGGCGTTATAAGCCTTTAAGAAGATTGTTTGGAAACCTTCACGAAGTGTATTTGGGTTCATCTTATTAAGCTCCTGTCTTGATTTCTACTCTAACTTTAGTGGCTGAAACAACTTCGACGATCTGGCCTACGACAACATCGTTCGTAGCTACACCAGCAGTTGTTACAGTTTGGTCGTCAGCGACGACTACGCTATCACCTACGATAGCGTCGGTAGCCCCACCAGGGCCGTAAGTGAATTCGAAAACTCCTTTACGGTAAAGCTCTACACGACCAGCACCAGCGGCTTCGCCAGAGAGGTCTTTTTGGCCAGTTACTACACCAGCTAGAACGCCGCCAGCTGTATCAGCGGCTTTTACTACGAGGCCACTCGTAGCGTCGAACATAGCTAGAGCACCACGATAGAACTTCACATTGTTAGCTTTTAGGGCTAACTGAAGACCTTCTTGGCGATTTGGTTCACGGTCAGCGGTTTGAGTTGCCATGATCTATACCTGTTTCCTTCTTATTATTTTAATTAACTTGCAACGGGTTTCTGGTAATATGCTGGATTTGCCAGAGCAGTCTCGTTATACATTTGCTCACTGACGCCGAGTTTTTGGTTAGTTTCTCGTTCAGCTTGCGAAAGATCAGCCCACTGTTTGACGTTCTTCGAGAGGTCGGTCTCAGCCGAAGCGTCTCCCTGAGAACTACCCTTGTCATTATTCTGACTTCCATGCTCGCTAAAGTCAATAACCTTAACTGCTTTCGAGAACATAGTAGCGACAGCTTCCGGCCCGGCTGTCTTAGCCATAGAAATAATGGCTTCTTTTTGAGCTGGAACAACCTTACCTTCGTCGAGCAATTTACTAAACATTGTCTCGGCTTTTTCAGTACGGAGAGTTTCGAGCTCTTCACGTTCAGCTTTTGATAGCTGAGGGGCTGGAGTACCGTCGTTAGTAGCACTATCAGGGTTAGGAGTGGTAGTAGTGTCGCCAGCTGGAGGAGTGTCGTTATTGACAGCGGTAGCGTCGCCACCTTCAGGAGTTTTTTCTGTTCCGTCTGGGTTTTTGCCAGCGGCTACGTTAGCGTCTTCCTGTTCTTTTTGCTCACGAACGGCTTTTTCGTCGGCCGTCTCTTCTGGAGCTGGAGCTTCAGCGGCGGCGACTTGCTGAGAAACGCCTTCAGCTACGGCTTCGGGAACTTCGAGCTCTTGGCCGGGCTCGATCGTAGCCTCGACGTCCTTACCTTCGGCGTCTTGATAATTTACTTTTACTGGAAATTCTTTTTCGTTCTTGATTGGTTTCATGCTACTTAACTCCTTTACTTGCTTGCTTAATACTATAGCACTACCAGTATGTTTTTGGCTAAAGGCATGGCGAATATGAGACGCCGCTTTAGAGAGGGCTTGGAAGCCCGACATACCTGTAATGTATGGGTTGTTTACGAGTGCTACATGGAACAGAACCGGGCCATGTCCTAAGCCCTTCTCGTCGATATAGTTGTTCGTAAAGCTAATACTATCGTCCCAAATAAGATCGTTCTCGATGTCTTGAACGGTTTGGGGGTCTCGAATATCGAGCGTACCGTTTAAGCCTTCGCCGTCGTTTTCAACAGCCAAGAGCTCGCCTCGGTTCTTTTCTGGGTCGTCAGTATGAGACGCTGGGACTGCTACTCGGCCGACGACTTTCTTATCGAAGTTATCCTTAATCATATCGCCCCACTCGCTATCGAGTGTCATAGGCCATTCAGGAAACCAAGGGTCTACATAATTACCGAATTTGATAATTTGCTTTTTATAGAGCGTACCTTTAGCACCTTCAACTTTAGCGAAGTCTCGCTTTCCCATACTCAGGCTGTTTACTTGTTGGTCGTCTTTCATATTCTAAATATACCTTTCTACTTATGGTAGTGCAACTGTGAAGCCTTACCAATTTCTTTACTGAACGTTTGATATTTCTCTATTAGTTCGTCGATACCCTCGGGAAAGCCGGTAATGTCGGGAATATTCGGGTCGGTTTTTAATATTGCTACCCAAATACAGCGACACAAATAATGGAGAGGGCATACGAAGCGAGTGGACTTATAGCCAGCCTCGTCTACTACTGTACCGTCGAGCGAGCCGCATAAGTCGCAAGTCTTACGATCGAGAATAGCCGAATAGGTATAGTTCGAGATTTTGCTTTTATACTTGCTAAATACGTCATCTCGGCCTCGGTTTATAGCTTCGGCGACAATAACGCCACCAGTTAGAGCGATTTTACCAGTAAAGAACTCTTCGAATTGTTCCTGAAGCTGGGTAACTACGTCGTCTACGGAGAGGTTAATTTTCTCGTTCGATAGCTGGCCCTTGTGGAGCTCAGCGGTTACGGTCGAGGTAATGATAAAGCGGAGGTCTTCTAACTGCTTATCGGTAATACTCTGGGCCGTCTGATTTACGAAGTCCTTCGACGTTACTGGAGTAGCCGGAACTTTACTCTCGAGCTCTTCGCTAGCCCCCTTCTTGGCGAAGTTGTAGCCGTCCGTCATAGTGGCCTTGAGAATATTCTTATACTCGTTCGGGAACTTCATAGCCAACGTATCGAGCTTGGAAATGTCGTCGCCGTCGATAAGCTTTCGTAGATCGTCGAGAGCGTTATCGGTTACTTTATTGAACACCGGGCGAAGGTTATCCACAAACTCGCTTTCGAGCGTGTCCATTTTGACTTCGATACCCGAGAAGTCTACCTTACTTTCGTAATTATATACCGGGCGTCGCCACTTATCGCTAGCTAATTCTTTTTTTTTTGAGCCCTTCGAGGCGTCCGTTTTGGCTGGCGTGTCTGATTTAGCCGGGACTAGGCTATTAGGTTCGAAGTTCTCGACGTCGATACCAAGGCGTTCGGCCATTTGCTCTGTAAGCTTTTGGAGGAACTCGAGCGGAATACCAGAAGGAAGCTTGTCGATCAGCTTCGTAAAGATGTCTACGACGATAGCCCGGGTCTCGTCCGTCATATCCTCGAACTTGAATTCGCAATAAAGCGGCTTATCGAAATTGTACTCGTGGAGCTGAGGAATAAGATAGAAGTTTACGAATTGCTCGATATTTCTCATAGTGCTTTCGAGGCTCATAATCAGAATATCGTTATGGGTGTCGGATAGAGCATACGCCCCAGTCTTCCCTTCAGTACCCATTAAAATCTGTTGGGCCAATACAGAGCGAGCCATTTCGCCGTTATAATGCTCGATACCCGGAAGAGGGTCTAGGCGTCCTGTACCCATATCGAAACTATCGAGGGTATAGCCGTCAGGTAACAGGACGGTCGTATTAAGTCCGAAGTCCTCGATCGCTCGAAGGTTGGCTTCTTTTACTTCCTTCGTGTCGTTATTTCCACTGGTAGGCTTGAGCACTTTCGGAGGCATAGCCCCGGTCTCAGCCTGTCGCTCGTAGAGGTAATAAAGGCGGTGTTTTTTATCGTAGCTGTAATAAGCGGTAACGAAGTCGCTCTCGCCTTTTACTGGGTCTACGTCTTGGTTTACAGTGAAGAGAAAAGCCTTATCGGTAGGAATAGTTACCTCTTCGAATTTGCCATTTTTATTAACGCTCTGTTTGAAACCAGCGAAGCCGCCGTTCTCGTCGGTCAGTATTTCTACGCCGTCGGCCGGGCGAAAAGCGATCTTCCTATAGACAATAAAACCTTCGGGGCTCTTCGTCCAAACTTTCTCGAAAGGCTGATAAGCCGTAAGCCGAGCTCGAAGCATACGAGCAATAACCGACTGGAACGGAATAGATAAACCGCCCTTGTGAGGTGGTAGCTCGAAGTTATCCCGAACGAGGTCTCGCTGGGGGTGTTTAGTATCTTCGCCCTCTTTCGTTTCGTCGGCTGGGTCTGGAACGAAGCGGTATTTATTGGCCAGAATAGGGAGCGTTAGAATTTGATACAAGGCCCGAATAGTACCGTCCTTACGAAGCATACGCTCGAGCTTCAGAATGGAAGGCGGTTCGTCAGTATCGAAGTCCCGAAAATAACCGACAGTCTTACCAGCTGTTCCAAGTTCGCTCTCTAAGTCCTTACGAGAGGGTCGAGCTAGTAATTTATCGTCTAATTTCGTGGTTATCATTTTTTGGCCTCGTTTCTTCTATGAATATTGTAGCATTACGGTTATCCTAACGCCTACCTTTTAAGATGTCTCTATAGCTTCGGCCGCTTATGATCTGGCCGCCCTTCTTAGGTAGGGTCGAACACCAGTAGCCCATTTCGGCGGCGTCGGAAAAGTCCGGGGAACGATGAAGTAATTTCTTGACTTTTTCCTTGCTCTCTACTATAAGCATTTTCTCGTTCGTAGTATAGGTATGAGCTAATAAATCTTTCTGTAATTCGTCCCGGTAAGGAATAGTTTCGAGTATTCTTATCGTCCGGCCAGCGAAGCCCCGGGCCATATTCCAGTAGGTTTGACTTCGGATATTATCGTATTTCTTTTGGCCTGATACTTCGCCCTTGCTGTTCGTCGGAGTGTTCGGGTCTATGATCTGCTCGAGGCCGTCGGTAAAGCCTGACTTGTACGTTCGAACGAAAAAGCCCTTTCCGTTGCAATAGTCAATAACCGAGCCACCGTTACCCACGCCGTCGATAGCGACGTTCTGGGCTGGTATTCCCCGGGCCGTACAATAGTCGATAATAAACTGGCCATGATACGCCCCATAGTCGAAGGCGTCCGTTTTCACTTCCTCCGGCACTTCATGAGCTACGAGGTCGGTTAGAACGTTTCCTTCCCATAGAGCCAAGGCTGGTATATCGTCGCCCTCTCGAGTAGGGTCGAAGCCTACAAACTTCTCGACGGTACTGGCTGGCTTGACTTCGATAAAGGCGTTCTCGAATTCGATCAGCTGAATAATAGCGTTATCGCTCTGGACGTAATTCCAGTTCCCCTTAAAGTAACGTTCGACGTATTGCTTCGGAGCGGTCGGGTCGGCCGCTGACTGTAAGGCCTCTTCTGACTGATAGGGGTTATCGGTAATAAGGCTCTCGAGGAAATAGAACGGAGCTCCGAGCTCGCCCTTCATAGCCGGGTCGTAGAACATTCGCTTTACCCAAGTCTGGTTCGGGTTACACGTTAGGTAAATAAAGGCCTTTTCGCCATTGAAGTTATTACGTCCGATACGGAAGCGTAAGGTATTAAAGGCCTGTTCTGCTACTTCGTCGGCCTCGTCGATCATAGCGGCCGTAAGTTCGAGACCACCGAGCTTATTCAGCTCTGGGTCTTTCGTAATATCGAGCTCGAGGAAGTCGATCGTAGAGCCGTTATTAAACGTCCAAGTGATACCACTCTCTTTATTTACGGTAAAATGCTTACCCTCTATGAGCTTATGCTTTCGAACGTACTTCTGGAACGTCCTGTACGTCGTTCGCTTTAGAGTAGTCTGGTTCTTTCGGAAGACACCGTAAGACGTCCCCGGCTGAGTTAGAGCCAGATTTACGAACAGCTGAGCACCGAGCCAGCTTTTACCTCCACCAGTACCACCGCCGAATAACATATAGCGATAACGTAATGATCGGAGGGCCGTTATAAATTCCCCTTGTTTGGGGCTAACTGGCGGCTGGCTTGCTTGGCTTGGCTTTTCCTGTAGAGCTGTTGGCATTAGCTACCCCTCCCATAATGTCGAATATAACAGGCTCTTCGCCGTCTTCATCTCCGAACTTGCCGACAGTTGTAGCGATACCGAGAGCGGCTCTTTCAAGATCAGCGGCTCGACGATATGAGCCCACGAGTTCCGAAAGGGCTTTAGAAAATAGTACCGGGCCGGGTACGTTCTCGATAACTTTTTTATTCTTTCCTCGGCCCTTGGTTTGAGTGTCGGAGAACTTATTTATCCAGCGAATACCATTCAGAATAGCCTCTTGTACTTCGATAGAACCCTCTACATGACGCTTATTAGCGTTAGCGATTTGTTCGGCTTTAGCAAGTTTTACACTTTCTAGGCTGTCTTCCGTTGCAACTTGTCTCAAACTTTTCCAGTCTTCTATCTTAGCTTTACGAGCGACGGACGATTTAGAAACCTTGTACTTTTTGGCCAGCGACGAATAAGTAGTAGTCTCATCGGCTACGAACTCGCCCCTGATTTTATCGTAAGGGACGGACTTAACGTTTTTTGCAGGTCTCTTGTTAGTACTCATGTTTTTATAATACCACTTTGTTCGATTTACTTACGAACGTAACCTTCCTCATGGCCTGACAGTCCGGCTATAACGTATTCGTCTTTCGTTCTACTCTCCGGGTTCAATAGAGCCTTATGGTAGATCGCATAATGATAACCACGCTGGCCCGGTTTCCACGCTACAGTAATTTCGCATTTAATCATTTCGCCATAACGACTATATCGCTCTATGATCGCTCCGAGCTGTCGGCTATTCCAGCAAGTACCACTCGAGATTTTTACGTCTCCGGCTTCGGCCTTAAATTTCTGAAGCTCGGCGTCCACTTGTGCTACTGTTTTTTTCATGCTTTCCTCACTTCCTCCGCTCCGAGGAGACAGATTAAATTATTGCAACAAACGTATATAGTATCGCTCTCTTCTTTACCGCCCTTGAATATCATTCCAAGGTTTCGCTGAGTAACCTTCCTAAAACAGAAGTTACACTGGCTGGACTGTTTACCGAATATGGCGACAAGAATTCTACTACCGAAGCCCTTATGGAAAATTATATTCATATCATGCTCTCCTGAACTGGCTCGGGTTTATACGTTGCGAGCCCCTTCTTAAATTCCAATAAGCTAAAGCCCCTCCACTGTCGCATAGCTCCGGCCATACTCTGAGCCCCTGAGTAATGATTGCTGACATTTTTATAGATTTCGGCCCAGCTAGCGTTCGGGTGTTCCGTAACATAGCGTTTGATAGCTTCGAGCTCGTGATAGCCCTCTGAGACGCCTCGCTGGTACGGAAGGCCGCCTACATCATCGTCGGCTTCGATATAGTGGGTAAGGTCTAAGCGTCGAATATGTTTATTACGCTCGAGTACCTCGGCTTCCAGCACCTCGAATATTAAGCCACTTGGTAAAACCTCGAGTATTCCGATACCCATTTTCTGACATACGGTATAACGCCACTGTACGCTTTCCCGAAGCTTCGACAGGTGCTCCGGCATATTGAAATAGATCGGCTTTTTTACCGGGAACGCTATATACGATTTATCGAAGAAATGCTTATTGTCTCGAGCCTGTTGGACGACTTTATCGTTAAAACTAAGCTTGAGCTCTATAGCTATTTGTTCGTCGCCCTTCTCGGCCACCATATCTACACCACGATAATTACAAGCCACCTCAGCATAAACGGCGTAGCCGTCGGCCTTGAACGACTTTTTTACTGGAGCGTATAGATCGGCTTCTTTCATACGAGACCGTCCCAGCCCCTAAAGGGCTTAGTTCCCTTACCAAATACTAGCTTCCGGCGTTGGAAACGATTTCGCTTCTTGGAAATATCCAGCGTGGCTACTGGTAGAGGTCGAACAAAAGTATAGATCGGCGGCCAGAGCATTAGTATATTTTCCTCGCTGTTCCAAGGTGTTTACTATTTGAATTGCCGTTAGCCTTCATAATTTCGGCGATAGCTTGCTCGGCGGCGACCCTCATTTTATCGACCATAGCGTTCTCTTCGTCGGTAAGAGGCTGGTTATCGGTACGTTTAACGTCTATAACGATAGTCGTCATATAACGATAGTTCTTTTTTTCTTCGGCGGTTGGCTGTCTCATAAACAGGTCTCCTTCATAGCGTAGCCGTCGGCCGGGCTGAGGTGGGCTAAATTATCCACCCAAGCCGCTTTAGAATTCCAGCGGTGGCTACAAACATTATTAGGGTTCGAGGAAGTCGGGTCTGGGGCGACACATACGACGGAGCTGTAGTCGCTGTACGTTCGGTGGTAGCCGCTAAAGGCTGAATGATTATGACGAACGTGGGCCAGCCTGTAATTGCTTCTGTCGTGTCGGTGGCATATTGTACCTTGGCTCATATTAACCTCGTCTGTTTCTCTAATTGCTTAGCGGCGATTTCGTCTTTCGCCTGTTTAATATACGTTCGAATATTTCGCTTACAAACTTCCCGGCTCATTCCGTAGGGTATCGGCATAACGACATTTCCCCGGCCGATATAGCCGCCCTCGACGTCGATATAAATTTTATATTTGTCGATCTCTTCCTTCAGCTCTTCGGAGGCTCGTAGTAAACCGTATCGCATTACGCCGCTCCGTCCGGCGGTTCAGGTAGAACCAATACTTTACCGACGACTTCTTTACCTAGTTGGCGTTCCCGGTTCAGCCGTCGTAACCAAACCCGCTTTTTCAATTCCGGGAATTCGTCAATATAAACGACGTTCGTAGTATCGGGCTCAGCTTCCATTCGGCAAGCCCAGAATTAGCAAAATTACTATGACATGAAGAGCCACGATAAATATAATCTGAGCCTTATTCGGGAACTTAAATTTCGTCCAAGCTTCGGCTTCCTGTGGCGTCTCATATTGGACTTTATTAGCGGCCGCTTCCTGAGCTTTTTTCTCGGCCCGGTCTCGGCGACGGCGAGCATTGGCGGCTTCACGATCGGCTTCGGCCGTCGCTACGTCTCGCTCTTGTTGCTGTTTAATAAGCTCTTTACGAAGCCTTCGGTTCTGACTATCCCAGAGCCTTTTACATTTATCGGAACAGACTTTTTTTCCAGCCTTGGGGACGAAAAAGTTTCCGTCGATCGGACATTTATCCATTTGTTCTTGTTCTGTTTGAGTTACCATATCTCTACCACCTTTTTTACTTATTGGTTATTTTATTGTGTTAATCCCCTTCTATCTTTGTTCGGCTCTTGAAAAAACCGCCACCCCTGTTAGGGGGCTTTTTTTCCGAACAAAAGCAGGGTAGGGGAGCGAACAAAAATAGAACATAGGCTCATAAGTTGATCGTCCTACTGTTCACATTAGAACCGGGTAATATGATTGTTCGGCCCTTACCCGAGTTAGCGGAGCGAGCTTTTTCCCTGCTGATCTTACCAAGTGCTTCGAGCCCGGCGAGAGCCTCGTTAATAGTGCTTACTGAACGCTGAGCATAGTTAGCTATTTCTCGCTGAGTTGGAGCGAAGCCCTTCCGTTTATGATAGCGGCGAATATAGGCTAAGATTTTTTTCTGAGTTTCATTCATTCGTCAGTTCCTTTTTTGAACAATAAAATTATTAGCAGGATAAGACAGAAAACGTACCACAGAAGGGCGTGTTGAATTTGCCAATTTTGCATAAACCAGTAAGCCCCAAGAAAACACATAAAGAAAATTACGAGAGCGAAAAATAGCTGTTGGTATATAGACATTACGCCGCCCCCTCATTAGGAAATACTGTTTTACATCGTCGGCAAATTTCGCCATGATCGCCGTAACGTCGTCGTGGGTGGTCTCGTTTCAGCCAGCATACGAGCGGCTTAAAGTAAGCCTTCAGGCCGCCGTCTTTATTCGCTTCTTTTAGGTCGGCGTTATTAGTCTGGACGGTTCGAGGAAATAGTACGCCAAGCACAAACTCACGAGCCGGGCGTTCGGTAACGCTCAAAATATCGTACTTAGGAACGAGACCTTGGACGTTCATTAAGAGCACGAGCCCATTCCGGCTTTTGGCCCGGGCCTGATAAAGCATAAGCCCGGTTGTCTCGCCATGAAGTCGAAGCATTACTGTATAAACTTTACTCATTTCTCGGCCACCTTAATAACGACCTGAGTATAAACATTACCTTCTTGGGCGTTGTAGTGGGCTTGAACTGAGCCGAGTAACGTCCAGCCTTTAGCTAGATATTTCTTAACGTCGTCCTCGAGTTTTTGAGGCTCGGTATATTGGCTAAGAATTTTATAGTCTTCGATCATTTTCATAGGGAACATATTACTCTTCTACCTTTTCAATTTTATAGCCCTTGGCTTGGAGGGTCTCGATAAGCTGGGCCTCTCGGCGGTCTCGAATAATCTTAGCCTCGGCTTCGGTGATATACGGCTCGCTAAATTCGACGTCCGATACGTCTATTCCTTCTCGCCAGTCTTCGACATGAATTTGTTTGGTTAATAACGGACTTCTAAAAGCTTGATCGTCAATAGTTACTTCGACCCTCATAGCGTGTTCGCCTTTACGAAGGTTTTCTGGAACGCTCCTCATTAAGCGGTCGATACGGTTCTTATTTGCTACTAGATAAATTACGTCTTTCATTTCGCTAGGTCTCCTTTAGCTTAGTACTCCTAGTATACGAAATTTGTTCGGCGTTTTCAATAACGATTATGCTCGGAGAGTTATCCACCTTTTCCCCCGGTTTTCCCCAGCTTTATACACAGTCCCGAACATAACCGTATTTACAAAACGTCAATAGCTGACGTATGATAGATACAGCTCGTCTTTTGTCTTAGCCGACTAAGCGAGTAACAATTTGAAGCGTACTAGTCGCCTCGAGAAAATAGGTATAAATTAAAAACCCCCGAGGGTTAATCGGGAGCTTTGTTAAGAGTTGTCTCTTGTCTTAGCCTACTGATTATTATAGGGGGGTGGGGGTACTATGTCAATGCAAAAAATCGAACAAACTTTGTCAGCTCGAACCTCATATGATCCTAAGAAATTTCAAGAGAAATCTTCTCATAAGATCATAAGAAATCATAAGAGCGTAAATCAGGTAGACGGTATCGTAGAGCGGCTAATTAGCCACTTCCGTAGCGAGAGCCATACTCCGCTATTTCGAAAGGCTGGTTGGTACTTGTCGGAAGCTGTAATAAATAACGCTATGGAAGCGTCGGCCCGGGCTAATAGTCCGCTGGCCTATTTTATTACCTGTATGAAGCGAGAACTGAGGAAGACCGGGCAATAACGAAAGCCGCCCAAGTAGGCGGCTCTCTAGCCCTTCTGGTTAGTAGTGAAGTAAAGTTGAGACCTAACACACAAATTAACGCTCGGGCTACTGTTATTTTACCTTAAACGGCTTGTGGATAAAACCGAACAAAAAGTACTTGACGAGCCTAAGCGGAAGCGGTAGTATAGGGATAGCATAAGTTAAATAAAAGGAGACCTAACGAAATGCACCCACTAAAAACATTCAAACAAAACCGCCGCCGCCAGAATTTTCTCTTGCGGAAAATGGTAAACGAGCCGGACTTTGACGGCCTGACCGACGATACTTTATTAGATCGTATGAGCCAGCCGCTACCCGAAACGTTCAAGCCTGAGCGTAAAGTAGTTCGGGACGAAGAGCGAGAAGCTCGCAATCGACAGAAACGTTATAGCCGTCATTTAACGGTTCAATAAGGAGTATAATAATAGTATGAAAATAACTAAGCCAATCGTTATAGGAATAGCAATCGTCGCCGTATTAACCGGGACTGGCGTAGCCGCCGCCTATAGCGACGTACAGCTTATCCCAGCCGGGCCGAGAGAAACTCGACAATGGGCTGAGCCACCAGTAAAAGAAGAGCCAGCTATCGAAGCTGTTTCCGAGACTGAAAATTCCGATACATCATTTACGGCAAGTCCCGAAAATGATACTCCATTAGTTAGCTCTCCGATCATTAACGACACCCCAAAACAAACACAAGTAAGCGAGGAAACGCCAAATGAGCCAGCTCCAGAAGTTGAAGCCGACCCGACGCCCGAACCGCTACCAGAACCAGATACAAATATTACGAACGTCGAAAACACGAATAACGTACTGGGAAATGATACCGCCGGAAACGTTTCACATAATAAAGTTCTTGAATAAATTACCAACTTGAGGCTGGGTACACGAAGGTTACGCTTATTTAATCGTCTTCGATCGTACCGACCCTAATAAAACCAGAATAGTAAAGGAGGGAATACCCCAGTGAAAGCTTACGAGTGTATGAATTGCGACTTCAAAACTGATAGTTGGGAGGAAGCAATAGCCCACCGAGACCACCATATTTACGGCGGCGAAGTCCTTAAAGAAGACGCCGGGTTTATTTGGAACTCGAGTATGGGCCAGAATAAAATTCTACTAAATGGCTGTAACTGTCGAGTAGCTGGCCGAGACGACGGAAATACTACCTGTTGGGAACATCACGATTGTAACTCGGGGGACTGTACTCATGGCGAATAATATCGAAGTCGCTTGTCCTGATAATTGTCCGCTTCGGCCAATGACCCACCAGCATTTACAAAAAGCGGAGGGCCAACCCCACCGAAAGAAATTTAAGAAGCGTCGTTATGACAATGACGAACCCGGCGGCGATACTCGTCGTATGTCTCGTAAAGCCGAACAAAAAAAGCTTTACAAACGGAAGCGGTAAGACTATACTAAAAACAGCATTAAGTTAAAAGGAGACCTAACAAATGCCAGAACTAAATAACGAACCAGTCGTAACGAATATGAAGGACGTACTGGGTAAAAGAGGCTTTATCGTCGAAGACGGTAAGACCTTTACAGTAACAGTAATAGCTTACGGCGACGATATGCTCGATCGCCAGAGCGAAACCGAAGTTGAGGTTATTCGACAGGACGGCGAGCGTTTATCGGTCGAGTTCTCCGAAATCACTTTCGACGAGCCGGAGACGCCCCAAGCGGCCGCTCCAGCACCAATTCAGGCCCAGCCGGAAGCTCCTAAAGCTATGACGCTGGCCAATACTCAGAAGAGCGATATTCTCGACCCGAATACCTACGTTCAAATGAAAGGGCTCGCTCAAGACTTCTTTAGCTCGAAGGCCGTACCGTCAGCTTATGAGAATATGCTACAGGTTCTAATGGCTCTTCAGGCTGGTAAAGAAATGGGCCTTCAGCCGATCGAAAGTATTCAGAGCCTCACTATCATTAACGGCTCTATTAGTCTCTGGGGTAAGGCCGTTCCAAACCGTCTTCGTCAGCATGGCTGGAACTTGGCGTTTAGTGAAGGCCAAGACGACCCGAAGGACGAGCGAACGCAATATTGCGAGGCGACCATTACCAAGGGCGACGAAAAATATACTGAAAAAATTAACTACGGCGAAGCGATCGACAGCGGTTATACAATGGATAAATATAACAAGCTGAAGCCGGGCTGGAAGCCGGGTATGAACCGACGCTTAAAACTCCGCTACGACGTCCTAGACGTACTTTGTAAGACGTATGTTCCCGAAGTGTTTGGCCCGACAGCTGGAACGGCCGAGGTATTGGCTGACGTAGATTTTACGGCCGACGCCCCTACTTTGAAAGATAAAATTGGAGCGGCTCGAACTGGCCTCAATACTAAAGCTAAGGCTCAAGACGTAATCGACCAATAACGCTATGCCTAACGCCTATAAAATAAAGGACGACGGTAAGCTTCATACTCGCTACTCGGAGCTAATGAATTGCACCGATAGCGGTATGGAGAGGGTTCTCGAGGAACGTTTCGGCCAGCGTAAGAAGCTCGAGCTCGAAGCGTTCGACTTCGGCCGGGCTCGCCATGAAAGTCTCGAGGAGGAGGGGAAGGCCGAGAACCGAGTACCCGAATACTTCGGCGTCGGCAATATACCGATTAGCCACGCCGAACAGTCGTTCGCTATCGAACCCTTCCCCGGCGTCGTAATTCATTTTACGCCCGACCTACTCAGCCAGTCCGAATATTTAATAGGCGACTATAAAATGGTTCGAGAGCCCGAGGCTGGCTGGAGCGGTAACTATCCTCCACTTTGGAAATTCTATAAAGACAGTATTCAGCTTGATTTTTACGCTTGGCTACTGACATTTAAGAAAATTCCGATTAAGGAAAAGCTCTATATGGGCGAGTACTGGAATAGAGATCGTACCGAAATACTCCATCATGACTACGTTCGTAAGCCTATTACGGTCGTAGAAAAGGGCAAGGCCCGGGCTTGGGCGATCGAGCGTATCGAAACGCTTATGGCTGGAATTGAAGTTTACCGGGAAGCCGGGTATACGGAAATAAAGTAATGCTTAAAAAGTTGAAGGGGGCGAAACTGGAGAAAGTTAAGGTTCGCTTCCTAGTCCACCGGGCCGACCCCGACGACCCCGACGACTATGTTTACTGTTACGGAAGCATAGCGAAACGCCTCTATACTAAGAATGATAAGGCGATCGTTACCGAGCAGAAGACGAAAATTCGCCGGAACGGAACGACTAAATCGGAGACCGAGAAAATAATTTTAGAAAAGGAGCTATCAAATGCAACAAAAACAGGAACTAATTAGCCTCGGAATGGACGTCGCCGTAGTGTTATTCGCTAAGCTGTCAGCCGACGGCGTTACTATGACCCCGGCCGCTTGGAAGGTTTTAGGCGAACACGCCGCTGAAAGTATCGAAACCGCTACAGGAGTACCCGGCGAAGACATGGCTCTTACGCTTCAGCCAATCGTAGACGGTATGCTGGAGAAAATAAAGTAATGTACGAAGATATAGACTTTAAGAAAATGGTCGAGCAAGAGCCCGACCTAAAAGCCTATTTTTCTGAAGTGCTCGTTAAGGTGTTTCTGGCCGATAAAAACAGCCGGGAAATGCTGAAAGCCATATATAATTTTAGGAATATAGGCATGACGACCGAGCAAGTAGCCGACTGGGTTATCGGTATGCAAAAATTTAACCCTCCAGAGGAGGAAGAATAGTATGGCTGTAACTCACAAAAAGGGGCGGTTCGGTGGCCAATTATGCGGCCAAAAATCTAAGAAGCCTTCGCTTACTGATAATCAAAACGAGGTAACTTGTAAGAAATGTATCTGGATAGCCGGGGAACAAACCGACCGAGGCCAAACCGTACAATTTACTAACTCCGATACTGGGGAAATTCAGGACGAAAAACCCTACCGAAGCGAGGAACATTTAGCTTTCGGTAACGAGATCGTCGCCCAGCAACGCTACGTTCGAGAAAAACTCCGAGACCCAGAAGACCCGAACGCCTTCGCTAAGCTGAACCCGGAAGGAATTATAGACGTACTCGACCACCTCTCGGCGTACTACGATCGCTTAGGAGCGTGGCTCGCTAATCAGCAACTATGGCTTTCTGATCTGAAGACCCAGCGAGAGCTTCGTTTCGCCGAGGAATATCTGAAGTGGAAGCGTAAAAAGGGCGAGACCAACGAGACCGCTCGAATGGAAGCTAAGATAGCCGTCGGCGATCTGGATAAGGGAATAGATAAATGTAAGCATATTTTCGATACGGTTATGGCTTGGAAAAAGTCTATTGGCCGATACCATGACGCCGCTCGTTCACAACTTAGTTACGAAAAACAGGCTCAATATATGCAACGCCGGAACGATAATACCCCGGAATATAGGCGGCCATAAAAAATAGACCGCCTTTATATGCTACTAAGTGGAGGGTAGAAACTTCGTAGCGGCGATCTATTTTCCTAACATAAGTTAGAATAGGGGGTATAAGGTGCGAAAGAGCTTGGACGCCAAACTGCTTATGAACTAAGTATATAACACCCGAGCAAATTTCCAAACAAAATACCAAACAAACACTTGCAATATATAAACGGAAGCGGTAAAATAGAAGTACCATAAAACGTTAAAAAGGAGACCTAACACCTATGGCAAAAGAACAAACTAACGAAGTGGCCGAAAAGCCAATAGTCATTCAGCCGCCAAAACTGAGCGAAGCTCTACTGGCTGGTTCTGAACAGATCGTAGCGAACGCTAACGCTATGGTAGTAAAAACTCGAGAAGACCTCGCTGGCCCAGCGGCCGACGCCCTTACTCGTATCAAGAAACAGTACAAGCTTCTCGAAGACGAGCGTGTAGATATGAAAGCTCCAATTCTCGAGGCTGGTCGTAAAGTGGACGGCTTATTTAAGCCAGCCCTGAAGGTTCTCGACGAAGCTTCCGACGTAATCAAAAAGAAAATGATCGACGCCAAGCGTAAGTTCGATAAAGAGGACGAGGAAAAACAAGCTAAAATTCTAGCTCGTTCAGAGAAGGAAGGCCGAGGCCGTATCACTGAAGAGACAGCTATAAATCAAATTAGCGAAATTCCTACCGTCAAGAAAACCACTCAGACCGCTAGCGGTGGCTCGACTACCTTTAAGAAAGTCCAACAGGTTACTATTGTCGATCTTAAAGCTATCCCAGTCGAATACCTACGGCCCGGAACGGTCGAAGAGTTTATGGACTTTAAGCCTTGGCCAGCTATTCAGAAGGCGGCTAAGCAACTCGATACACTCATTCAGGCCGGACACCCGAACATTCAGCAAATACCCGGCGTAAAAGTCGAGCTAGTGGATAGCCTTTCGGCTCGAGGTTAATATGAGATATATAAACACCGACAAGCGACTGAAATTCCTTTACTGGAAAAATCGTAAAGAGCCCGGTACTGAGGAGTTTTATAACCTCATGCAAAACGAGCATTACAATAGCGTCGGCGAAGCGGTGTTTATAGTCTCCGAAAGAGTGAAAGACCTCGTTCATAAATTACCAGTAATAGGGAGGTTTCTCTTTAATGACAGAAACTAAATTAAATAAAGGCCGATTTACTAAGGGCGACCCCCGGACGCTCGAAGCGGCTCGTAAGGGTGGCTCGGTCGGCGGCCAAAAAAGTCCGACCAATTTCAAGAATAACCCGGAGCTAGCGGCGAAGGCCGGAGCGAAGGGCGGTAAAGTAAGTAAGCGTAAACCAACTAAGGAGAAAAAATAGCATGGCTAAAGATCAGAAAACAACCGAAGAAAAAAGCGTACTCGATAGTATTTATCAAGACTACGGCCTACTGGCTCAGGAACAAGACCCAGTTAAAGTTATGGATATTCTTAGGCGTCTGGCCGACGGTATCGAGAACGGCGATCTAGGGCTTCTCGGCTTTACGTTCGGGTTCACTAGCGAAGCTGAAGCATTTCCTCGAGCTGTAATCGACCTCGACTTTATGGAACATAAACTTATAGCCGCTCGCCGGGAAACAGCTCCAGAAGGCCCAGAGAAGGAGGCTTAGTAATGCAATACGCTTCAGCCACTAAAGACCAGATGAAAGCGTGGAAATCGGCCGCTAAGCCCGATAAGGACTATCCAGAACGATCGACTAACCGTATCATGTTCAAAAGTCGCAAGGACGAAAAGCTAGGCGTTTATATTACCACCCTCGTAGCAAGCGACGGCTACCAGCTAATTAAGCGTAATATCACGAGCGAGCTCGACGCCAAACAGCATAAAATGGCTATCCCCCGGGGCGTCATGGAAGCCGCCGAAAAGACTATGAAAAAAGGCGACCGGGCTTACTTCAGCGACGGTAAAATTACTGTTCGTTCTGTCAGTATCGACGAGACCACCGAGGAAGAAATAACCGTAGTTCGTGGAGTATTCCCTTTCGTAGAACAGCTCGATCTATTTTCAGACTTCGAGACCGCTATGGAAAGCTTCGCTAATAAGGAATTGCCAGAGCGTATTTGTACTCTCGACGCTAAAATTCTGAAACAGATTGTCGAGCAACTTCGGAGCGGAGACGCTCGAGTATTCGTAAAGGTTCACTTCCGAGAGAGCCCCGACGGTCTCCAGCCTGTAGTTATGCAAGCTTTCGAAGGTATCGAAGAGGAAGAATTAACGGCCGTAATAATGCCGATAAGGGAGTAATTCTATGGCTGATCGAGACGCTAAAAAGAAACGCCGGGCGGCCCGGCTCAAAAAGAACCGAAATATTAACCGTAATAATCCAGCTCTCAAATTTACTATTTGGGAGCGTCAGGCTATGGCGTATCACGCTAAGGTAATGAAGGGCGTAGAAACTGGCGAATGGACGCTCGAGGAGGCCAAGGCTGAGCTCGAGAGTGCTTCGAAAGACGCCGCCGACAATCTAGCTAAACAGAAAGCCCCGGAAATATTAGTAACCGTCGTAGAGCAACTGATACTTTACGGCTCATATGAGGAGCTCCAGAAGGCCGCTCAGCGTATAGAAAAGGCGAAGCATGAAGCTAACCATAGTTCAGAAAATTAAGGTCTGGTGGGGCTCTATATGCCCCGAGCACCTCGAGCCGACGTACTACGACGAAAGTTACGATCGTCTCAGGTGTTCAGTTACCGATAAGCCAGTAAGTTCGGAGTATAGATAATGATACCCGGCCCACTTACTCCAATGGCCCTAATCGAGATTAGGTTTCCTATCTGGAATGGAGGTCAGCGTTACGTCGGTATCGCTGACTTCCGAATTAGAGCCCATAACAAAATCGTTATTCTCTACACTCGTAAAGACGGAACGAAAAGCTTCCCTAACCCCTACTACATAAGCGGAGCTGATATTAAAAACCCCGACCATAAAGTTCAGGTAGTGAAGGGCGGCGTTAAACTATACCTCGTTCCTCTGAGCGAGCTCGAAGAGATCGTTTAGTTTATGACGATCAAGTCGAAGCCTTGTAAATATTGCGAGAGCATTTACCACCAGTCGTTTCAGTGTAGAGAAAACCCCAAAAACAAGAATAAGAAAAACTATATTCCTGTTTCGGCCGCTAAACGAGATTATAAACCGCTCAAACGTACAGCTATTAGGTCGAAACCAGATTATAAATGGTTAGCCACTCGCCGAGAATGGTTCAGGCTACACCCACCCGACCACGCTGGATATTATTATTGTAAGATCGTTCCCTGTCTCCTCCCGGGCGTACCCATGTTTAAAAATGAAGTAGAGCTTGACCACGAAAAGCCGAAGGGCCGGGCTGAATTTCGCCACTTAAAATACGAGCTCTCGAACTTACGAGAAAGTCATGGCCTCTGTAATAGGGAGAAGGGTTCGCTTACCGTCGAGCAATATCAGGACAAAATGGAGCGGCTTGGGGTGTGGAAAAATCCGAACAAAAAACCCTTGACTTAATAAAGCGGAAGCGGTAAATTAAGAGTACAACCAACTAAACGAAAGGACGCTATATGTCTGACGCAAAACCAACCTCTAACAAGCTCGAGGAGCTGGCCAAGAAATCATTCTCGGTTAAGATACCTCGCCGCCTCGTTTGGCGAAACCCGGAAGACAATCTTTATTACGTTATCGAGCGAGACGCCAATAGTCCTACAGGCTGGCGTTACGACGACCTCCGGGGCTATCGACATAGTACTAGCTGTTACGCTAAGCTCGGTCGAATGTTCCAGCAAGAAATGAACAAATAAAATAAATACTAAGAGCCCGGCGAAACTGGCCGGGCTGGAGAACAAAAAAATGCAATTAGGATATTACTCAAACGAAAGTATTCGCCGCCGCCAACATGAACGAGAGAAGGCTATAGCCAAGAAAGTAATCATAGGTACGATTAAAACTTTTTTAGCCGGGGCGGTCGTCGCCGTCCTCGGGTTTCTGGGAGCGTACTTCCTCCTCGTTACGGCTATCGACCAGAGTATAGATCAGTCCAATATTCGAGAGTGCGAAGGCGTGAAAGTACTCAGCGACCCCGGACACTGGGCCAAGCTACAAAACAAATGCCAGCACTATTACCAAACAGGCGAAATAGAATATATGCGGAAGTATCATCACAACCTAGACAGCTAGAAAAAAGCTCGTGGTATAATAAATTAGTAAATGAGAAATTGCATATTTTACGAAAGTTAGACTTACTCCGGGCGTCTCTTCTGACGTTGGCCGTATCGCTCGTAGTATTTACCCTACCAGTATTAGCTCTGAATTCCTCCAACTCTTCCGATAGTCCGAAAATAGATAAGTCTCTAATCGAGGCTATAGCTGGACGTAATCTCGGTAAAGTTTCTACTGACGCTCAGAAGCTCGTCGATCAAATGAATAGAGACGAAGCCAAGGCCCGGGCCGAAGCTAAGCGTATCGCTGAAGAAAAAAGAATAGCCGAAGAGAAGGCGAAGGCTGAGGCCGCTCGTATTGAAGCTGAGCGTGTAGCCGCCGAGAAAGCCGCTCAGGAGGCCGCCAGACAAGCCGAAATAGCTCGACAGGCTGAACTAGACCGTAAAGCCGCTAGCGTCGCTCCTAGCCCCCAATACTCTACGAATTCGGGGTATAGTGGCTCACTTGCTGAATGGCTACGAGTACTCAGACAATGCGAGAGCGGCGGTAACTATTCTATAAACACTGGTAACGGCTTTTATGGAGCGTATCAGTTTACTATTCCTACTTGGAATTACTGGAATACTGGCTACGCTCGAGCCGACCTAGCTCCTCCGGCCGTTCAGGACGCTACTATAATCAAGAATACGAACGCCGCTAGCGGTGGCTTGGCTACTCAGAACCCCGGCTGTTTCAAGAAACACGGACTGAGCCAGTTCCCACCGTCTAATTAGAGGGCCACTTATTGTAACGAAAGAAGTAGTCGATCTTATCGCCGAGCTCTGATAGATAAGGAACGGCTATAGTCTTCCAGTAAAAACCAGCATGGCTAACGATTGTCTTCTTAATATTTAATTTACCCTGATTGTAATACGTTACTTTGAAAATGATTGTTTGTTTTGTTGTTTCCATACTTAGTATATTAGCACAGAACCGAACAAAAGTCAATAGCTATAACATAGAAAAACCCCCTCGCCAAGTACGAGGGGTATTGTTTTTCCATACTTGCTACTACAGTTCTGAACTCCTGAACTCTAGTATCTGGGAAACGTCCACGAGGGACAGTCTTCATAGTACCAAAAAAGCCGCTGGTTTACAGCGACTTTTCGGGCTATAAACTCAATCTCACGTTTATAGTTTAGAGCCTTCGGGTGGCTTTGTCGAATTGACCTCGAGTACTGGAGAGCCTTTAACGATCTGATTGTATACGATCGCTGAGACTATCCACGTTCCAACAGCTAGGGCCAGCCAGCCCCAAACGCTATCGACGACGAAGTTCACGCTGGAGTTATACAGCGAGACGAGAGCGGCGATACCAGAAGCAATAGCGGCCGTTAGCCGAGGGTACTTCTGAACTGGAAGCGGAATAACCTTCAGCTTCATTATTTGGGTAGCAATTACGACGGCCGTACCCGAAAGTATGATAGCCGCGAAAACCGCCACGAAGGGTTCTAATACTGCTCTTAATGCTAATAGTTCCATGATCTTTACTCCTTACTTTTAATACCGAAATGTTCAAGTATCATTTTCAGTATACTATTATTTTCTTTAATGAGCTCCTCGGTGGACTTGTCGGGTACTGGCTCGGCTGGGGTTTCAGGTTCTTTAATCTCTTCCATATTCAAGTTAGCGAGAGGAATACCGGCGGCCTCTTTTTTATCGGTCGAGTACTTCGTAATTAAGTACTTCTGGCCATGCCAAGTAGTAGCCGAAGCTATTTCGATAGGCGTATTTATTTCTATTTCCTTGATAGTGCTACCGTCCATAAGGTTTACGAGAGGTGTCTTTACTCGAGCGTACATAACGACGTCGGTAATATCTTCCCATTTCTCTAGCCATTCTGGTTTCTCGAGCTTAGGAGGCTCGACAGGAACGCCAAGGTCTTCGATTTTTACACCGTTAGGAAGTACGTTTTCGACAGAATATTTACTGATTAGGTACGTCTGGCCGCCTACCTTCGTTTGTTTGGCAATATCTACCCAAGTACCCTTAGCGATAGTACCAATTTCTTTACCACTATTGAGTTCGTAAATAGGAGTACCAGCGGCCGGGAGAACCATAAGCTTAACGTCGGTAATGTCGTCGAGGTTCTTAGCCCATTCAGGAACTACTTCCTCGAGGCTTGCCAGTGGAATACCCTTCCAGTCGCCAAGTCCGACGTCATGCTTCGTTCGAAGGAAGTCGGTATTTCCAACCTTAGTTTTACGAGTAAACGAAATTTCTGTTCCCTTCGTAAGTACTACTTCTATTTCTTTCATGGTAGCGAGGTCTACTTTTCGAACGTCTTTCGAGACGGCCATAACTCGGGGTTCTACCATAGGAAGATCGTTCGTTACATATTCAGGCGACAATTCTTTAAGGCTAGTCATTTCGATACCGTAGTTAAGGTTATTAGCAGTCGAGTATTTGCTTCGGAGGAAGGTAGAACCGTTAAATTCGGTGGCCGTAGCGAACTCGATCGGCGTACCTTTTTTTATAACGTCGCCGACACGCTGGCCGTTATCCAAATTCAAGGGACGAATATCGCCGTTAGCGATCAGCTTTCGGGGTACTTGCATAGGACGCCAGCTATATTTTGGCTTGTTACGATCAGCGACAACCTTCTTAGCTCGCCGCATAACCTCGCCCCAGTCGATAGGGTTACAAGCCGTAGACCACCATTTTTTATGTGGATACCATTGTAGGTTATGAAAGCCCTTGTCGGCGATATACTCGGCGAGAGTGGCCATAACAGCTTCAGCCTGAGCACCGCCAACGGTAATACGAGGGTCTACCTCGATAGAGAACGTATAAGGGTTAGCGTTATTGGTGGCCCAAGAAACATCTCCTTGGCGTACCATTTCCGTTACTCGGCCAGCTGATAAAACAGCATGAGCCGAAGCTTGCCGGGCCGGGTTCATAAACGTATTAACTACTCCTTGGTGGCTCGGGCCACGAGAAGGGTCGTCCCACCAGTGGCCAGCTCCGAACTCTATCGTTCGTGGACGGCCATAAAAATACTGGGTCTGGCTACCCGGCGTATAGTTTGGACTTTGTTGGAATTCTAGTTTATAACTCATTTTGTTAGGTCTCCTTTTTAACGAGTAAGTGCTTATAGTTTAGCACGAAATTGACAACAGTGGGTTGCATAACAGGGGTTGGGTTATATCATTAACACCGTTACCAACGCCATTCAGTACGTCATTTACGGTTCTCTGAACTGGGCCTTGAGGAATAGCCGTTTCGGGGTCTGGGGTAGGAGTGCTGGGCTGAGGGGTTGGGGTAGTCGGCCGACTAGCTATAGGGCTAGTATCAGGTACGCTAGAGCTTGGGCTGGGAACTGTAGGAGTGGCCGGAGTATGAGGCTGATCGGTTCGACGCTCTTGTTCGTTTCGAACGGCGTCTTGTAAAATGTTAAATTCTTCGTTATCGTTCGTAACCTTGAATGGGTCGGAAACATAAGTTTCGGTTTTAGTTTGGAATGGATTTATAGAATATTCGACAGTAATAGTAAGCCTATATTCCCCGGTCGGGGCTTCACTTGGAATAAGAATAGCGTTACGACACAGGAGGCGATCGTCAAAACGAGCACCAGCTGAAAGGGTAATTTCAGGAGGTACGGTATTAGTGCTAATAGTTCGGAAAATGTCAGCTTGATAATTCGAAGGCTTACAATCGTGAGCCTCATAAAACACGAGAGACCCGGCTTTTACTTCTTTAGTGTCGAGCCTGAGTTCGTTAAATTTTCCAACGTCGGCCGGAATGATAGCTTGAATAACTACATAAGCGACCATAGCAAAAGTACCAAGGGCGAAGAACCCGGCGAGTATTCCATATCTTAGCTTGTGTTTCATCATAATTATTAACTTCCCTTTACTAATACTAGACCCACAACGGCCACGAATACAAGCCCGAAGGTCGTTCCGAGCACCCATAGAGCGGCTTTTTCCAGCCGAGCTATACGCTTCTCATGGTCTTTAGAAGTGGAAACTGGGGTATACTCCCCTTTAGTATTGTTCTTTAGCTCGGTAAAATTATCGTTAGTTTCTTTTTTAAACTCTTCGAAATTTGTAACCATATACTCCATAGCCTGAGCTAGTAAGGCCATGCTTTTATCATCTGTATTATTTTGAATTTGTTTCAGTTGGTCTTTGACGCCCATAGTTCTCGCTTCACTGATATTACTTACGCTATCCATATTGTAACCTTTAATGCTTTACTGGCGAAAGCTTTTACTTATCCTATATTTATAGTAGGCACAAGTTCAGTTTTTTTTCTATCGGTATTCCCACAAATTGGACATATTACGTCTCCTTGTGGCCCGGTGTAAGAGCCGCAAGCCTGACAGTTCTTACAGCGAGGACAAACAGTTTTAAGCCCCCGGAAGTGAAAACCGCAAAACGGACATTTCCTTTTTCGAATACGCTTCTTTTTAAATTCTGGCCGCTGATTATCTCGCCACGCCTTGACTTCTCCGGGCTTCATTTCCAGACGCTTGTTCAGCTCGGACTTCGAAATAGTAATTGGCTTGTCGGCCTTCGGGCGTTTTTCGTCCGGGTCTACAAAATTCAGAAGCTCGACGGATTGAGGGACTTTAACCATTACGCTATTCCTTTCACTGTATAGGCCATGTCAGCTTTCCAGATTTGAAGTATATTCGTTCCGATTATGCTACCCTGATCGGCGTATTCCCCAGCCGCCGGAACTTCGAAAGTTATTAGATTGCGACCAGTCTTATAGATGAAAGGGGTAAGATCGAGCTTAACATCTAAAATATTACCGACGGCCGAGCGGTTAAGCGTAAGACCCTTAGCGGCACGAACTACAAAACCGTCTTCGTCGAGGCCAGTAACCGTAACGGCTTTAATCATTTTCAAATTACTAGCTATAGAGTTATCAAAAATAATTCGGATATGGGTATAAAGCAACTCTACCTCATACAAATTTTGGGGGTTAATTATCTCGAGGCGTGGCTTATTAAAGCTATACTGACGATTTACCGGGATAGATACCGTCTTATAGCTGTATGGGAATTTTTGACCTTTTCCATTATCCATATTATATTTCCGCCTGATCGAAGTCTTCTTTTACGAATTCAAATTGTCCTAGCATTACGTCGGGGCTGGCCCATAAAAAGCCGCCATTCCCCCAGTAGAAAGTAATAGCCGTCCGGCCGACGTTACGCTGAGTAGTGAAGCATAGACTAACGTTCGTAGGGGCTGGGGTTACAGTATTCGAACCAGCCGAACCAACGCCACTATAAGCCCGGCCATAAATATAGCGGCCATTCTCATTATAAAGCCCATTACTCCCGGTATTAGCTCCAACACCATAGAGGAAGCTCGAGGTCGGCGACGTATGGCGAATAACGATATAGTAGGTCTGGCCCGGAACAAGCTTAATCGGTGTCTTCGGCCGAAGACATACTTCCTGTATCTCTATCCAGTATTTATTACTGTCGCTGGCCGTTACCCAAGTATCGGTAGCCGTCGTAATTTTATTACCATTGGCGTCGGTATGGTTATTCGGCTTAGAACCCTGAACGTACTCCTTCGGAATGATACCCACGTTAGCGTAGAAATTTCGATTGGCGTCCCATAGCTCGACGATAATATCTCGAAAATTGGCCGGGTTTGTGTAATCGCCTATATGGAAAATATCTCTCAAAAATAAGCTTGTCAAAAGCGGCGAAGTTGGAACAAACGTCTGAGCCACGAAGTCGTTAGTCCCTGTCTTCGCTACGCCTTGGCCGTTGCTACCGTAAGCGTAGTAGACGAAGTTCCCCTGATCGGTTATATAGCGAGGGTCTACAGGCTGTTTTATAGTGGTGGTATTAAAGAAATATGGCGGCGGCTGAGAGCCCGGAACTAAGACGATACGCCTCGAGGTAAGCTCTTCGTACTTAGTAAACATTTCGTCCGGGCGATCGTTCGACTGATCGAAGCTAACATATAGGTCGGCTAAGCTGTTTTCGTCCGGGTCGTAATATCCACTACCTACCGGAATACCTGTTTTATATATTTCGAAAGAATTATTTCGTGTAACGAGCCGACGAATAAAGGTAGCGAAGGGGTTATGATCTACCCAGAAAGTATAGCGAGTAACCACCGTCGGCGTAGCAAGGCCACCAGCTCCCATACCGCCGCCAAGAAAAACTTCATAATCTTGTTTGAAGGTATTTCGGGGGCGTCCTATTGCTCTTTTTCCGTCGTCCATATTTAACTCACAATCAGAGCCGAAGCGTTAATTTCTAATTTATAAAGGTGGAAGCCCGAAGCTACTGGCGTATTTGGAAAATGAATACCTAGAACGAAACAGTCGGTTCGAAAGTCTGGGTTTCCAAAAGTCGGAATGAGTGGAGTAAGATCGAGCTTGTTAATAGCTATCATTTGCCCGGCCGTATTGCTAAACGTAGCGTCTGAACCCCGAAGCGTCCTATGCTTAGCCTTTATTTCGTCAGAGGTAAGGGCGACTATGCTTAGATCATTTTCGCTAGTTGTTTTGGTTACGCTAATTCTTATCTCTGGAGTTGGTTCGCTGACGTCGGTTTTAAGAGCAAGGTTTAAATATACGCCGACTAGCTCGCTCCGCATAGGCCGGAGAATACGAATATAGTTATCCTTCTGGGGGTAAAAAGAACCGCCGTAGCCGGGCCTAAGTGTCGTCGGGTTGGCTAAATAAGCGAGGTCGCCGTAGTCGAGAGCCTGACTAATATCGTTATCGCTATTCTCATTTCGGTTATAACCATAAATTTGGCCGAGGAAGGGGATAGATTTTTTTCGAAATGTTAGGTCGCTCATAAGCCTATTATAGACTTATTTACTAAAGAGGTAGAGCCCATATTTTACGAGCTGTAAAGGTAGCCGTACCACCACCACCGTAACGGCGGTATTTTGCTACGAGTGTCGTCGGCCCGGGGGTTAGACCTGTAAGTAACGCTGTTCGGCTATTGTCCGTTGGTACGCTAGTAGCAATTCCGAAGCCAGTATCTCCCTGATTGGCGACGAAAGTATTCGCTCCAGTAATGTCGATAGCCATAGCCCCACCGTTGTTAGTCGTATCGTTTGAAACGCTAGCCGAACAGCCGATAAGCAAAATACCATTCTGGCCGACAGTAACGGTAATGCTAGGGCCAACCGTTGCGAGGTTCGTAAACGAGCTCGAAGTCGTAGTTTGGCCAGTTATAACTTCGGCAAATTTTCCATCGAGGTTAAGTTCTGCTGGGGTTACGATACCGCTGGCGAGGTGTCGATTTAGAATAGCATTATCCCCAATACCAGCACCGCTATTAAAAGAGGCGTCGTTACTCCATAATTTGTTCATTTTGGCTAGGGTTGGAATTTCTAACGCTGTAAAACTATCTGCTGAATACATATCTATTTAACCTTCCTGAGCTCGAAACTCTCGACCTTTTTACCACGCTTTGTAGTTTTTACATCAGGAGCGTAGTTCGTGGCGTTCATTTCCTGCTTAACTTTAATTCTATCCTCTTTTGTTATAGAAGTCATTACATGATCTTGAGGAACATTGTCAATTTCAATTTGAGCCCAACGAGTATCGTTCGTACACTCTTCGTAGGGCTCGCCTTCTGGTTTCTCGGGAGTAACCGGGCCTTCGTAAACTGGCTGTTCGGTTTTTTCTCTCTTCTTTTCCGAGAGATTATTATATTTAAGTATAGCGTCTTCGTGTTGCTCTTTAGCTCGAGCCTCGTCCTTTTGGAACTGAGCGAAGTCTTCGCCGTACTTATCCCAAGCCGACTTATATTTAGTTTCGATAATGTTTCCACACTGGTAGCCCATAACACCGTCAAGGCGTGGTCGGTAGCTCATAAGCTTATTGCCGACAGCGACGACAAACTTTCCTTCGTGGTGGTAGGGGTTCATTTCGTCGTCGATCGTATCGACCTCGAGGCCAAGTAGAACGCCGCATTTACTACAAATAATTTCGTCTACCGTATGGCAAGTTTCCAAGTACCAAGGCTTTAGAAGCTCGTACTCTTCGGGCTGTATCTGGCTAAGTCGCCTATGATTTTCAGCGGTTAAATATCTCTTGAGCTGAGTATGAATAGTTCCCATTTCTTGACTGGCCAAAACTTTAAGCTGGCTATTCGAAAACTCTTCGTAGAGTACAGTCTTTTCGGCCTCGTCGAGACCCTTCAGCTGGTCGGCTGAGAAGTAGTCTTTAAGGTGGGCGTCTCTTTTGCTTAATGTCATTATGATTTTTTCCTTTCGTTAGGTCTCATTACTGCTTATAGTTTAGCATTTCTAGGCGTGAATAGCGTCCGGGCCTCCGATTTGGCTAACCCCGATTTGGAAGTATTTCCTAAATACTCGCTCCTCGAGCGTCATTTCTTGGCTGAGGGCGGTCGTTCTATCCATATTTAGTTTATTGCCGAGCATAACCATAGTAAGCGTTTGGCCAGTGTCTTCGATATTTACAGCGAATACGTCGCCGAATTGCCAAGCTGGGTTAGCGAAAGGAATACCGCTCAGCTGGCGGCCGACGTTGGCGAACTGACTTACGATATTGAAAGCGTAAGCTTGGGCCGTTCCTCGATCTTGAATATAATCGTTCTGAACTTCCATTACGACGCCGCTATTATCAGGGTTAAGGCCATTGTCGTCGATACTATCCTGATCGAGATACTCCTCGACGATAGTGGTTACTACCTTGGCCGGAGTACCGTATAGCTGAAGGTCGGTAATATACATAACTTGAGAGGTAGAATTATTCGTAAATTCTATAACGCCGCCAGTACCCCAAGTATCGAAGTCAGTCATGGAAACGTAAGCCTGAGCTGGCTCGCCTGAACCGTCGTTCTTAACGTTTGTTCGGTAGAAGCTCGTAACTTGAAGGTCTACATAGGTTGGCGTATCAACACTGGTAACTGGAAGGTCGCCGTCGTCGTCCTTAAAGGCGAACGGATAGCGAAGGATTTCGCCCGGCTGTATTTCGACAGCTTGAGCGAGGCGGTATATAAGCTGGTTCGCCGTAACCGCTCGAGGCTTGGAAGTTACTCGAACGTGGTTAATTACAGGGGTGTCTTTAAACTGAAGGTCGATTAAGTTGGAATAATTAAGGGTAGCGACAGGCGTAGAGTTAAGGTCGAAATGAAGCCTGTTCCAGAAGCGGCCGATACCTTGCTCGTCGAAAAAGAACATACCACCTTCGGCTTCGGCTACGCTGGCGATCATAGGCCCGGACTTTTGGCCGTAAGGGTTCACGAAAGCTATATTCTCTTGAACGCTCTCCTCGAGTACGAAATTAGAGCTCGAAAAACCAGCCTCGGTTAGTAGTAAAGCTATGAAGTCCTTAGCACTAATATTAACTTGCATGGCCAACTTACTCTCGAAATTATTCAAAAATTCCATAGCGTCGAAAGCGTGTACGTTAAACTTCCTTTTTCCAAGGCTAACTTTAGGGCGACCAGTGTAGCCGACGAACTGGGGTATCGTCTCGAGACCGAAGCCAGAGTTTACCTTAACCGGGCGGCCCGGCTTGATATGATCGCCTATTTCGGGGTCGTAGCCCGGTAGGTAACGCTTAGTAGTATTGTCGAGCTCGAGGTCGAGCTGGGCCGACATAGTACCGATAGGAATGGCCGAAATAGTCCGTTCGATAGTCAGGTTATTTACTTGCTCGGTTTCTACATCATAGTCGTATTTATCGAATAGGGTTATGTCGTTATTGTTCCCCTTAATAGGGTGGTTTCCACCGATAGGAGAAACGCCAATTTGGAAGAATTGAACGCCGGGGTCGAAGTTCTTTAGCCAAGAAACCATAACGCCAAAATTCGGCTCGTTATACGAGGCGGCGGCGGCGGCTTCAAAAGCTGAACTTACGACTTGCATTTTATTATTGCTCCTCTATTCGGACGCTAAAGGTATCAGTCATAAACGAACCGCCCTTAACATAACTACCGTCCTCGATAATTGTTACTAAGCCAGTGAAACCCCATACAGCGTAACGACTTTGAGTATTGTTATAAACGACGGCCGGGCCAGCGTCGGCCCAAGCGAGAATACTCGCCAGCTCGTCGGGAAATATATTCGTCCAAGTCAGCTCGGCCACTTTCTTTTTCCCCATTTGGTTACGTTGGAGAGAGTGGTTTAGGGAGCGATTATCGTTACGAGCGTAGTTGTAGTACTCTCGTAAGCCTTGGGGGTCTGGTATTGTGTTTCCGTTTATTGTCATATTATGCCGTCCTCAACTGATTAACGTCAGTCGTCCCTTGCGATTTAAGAGCGTTCTCGACTTCCTGAGCTAGTATTACGGCTAGTTCACGAAGGCCGCTCGCATTTCCTATTATATTACCGTTTACGGTTAAGTTTACCGTTACTTGAGGGCCACCGCTACCAGTAGAGACAGGAACGCTTAACGCCGTACCAGCACCAGCACCGCCAAACGAAGGGCCGGGGTTTGGAGCTGAAGGGTCGTCGTTTCGTGGGTCTATGTCGATTGTAGGCTTGGCCGTTACTGAGAGGCCGCTAGAGACCGCTCGGCTAACATTACCCATAGCGTTACCAATAAGCCTACGAGCTCCGTTAAGGCCGTTAGCGAGTCCCTGAATAGTATTCCTACCGAAGCCAGCGAAGACAGTACTCGGCGAGTGAATTCCGAGGGCTTTCTTGAATGGGTCTTTTATCCAGCCCGGGACTTTATCAAGGAAGAAATTACCGATATTAGACAGAAGCGAACCAGCACCATTTAACAAGCCGTTAATCAGGTCTCGGCCCGAGTTGTAGAGTAAGCTTCCCATATTGCCAACAGCCCGGCCGATACGACCCGGAAGCCCGGTAAAGAAGCCGACCAGTCCGTTTATCATATTGGCCGCTCCGTCTCGAATACTATCCCAGTGGCGAATAACGTAGAGTACGGCGAGACCGATAGGCCCGGTAATAATTGCGAGGAGTAAAGGCCAGTTTCCTCTTATCCAATTTATGAAGCCTCCGACGACGGCCTGAACCTTGTCCCAGAGGTCGCCCATAAAGGCCGTAATAACTCCCCAGTTATTTACAATCAGCCAAGCGGCGGCGGCTACAGCGGCCACGATCGCAATTACTGGAGCGAAGGCAATAAGCCAAGGAATAGCGGCCGCAATACCAGCGGCGGCAATACTAACCCCGGCGGCAATAGCACCGACGACCATAGAGCCGAAGGCAATTATCCAAGGAAGGGCAATCATAGCACCACGAGCCAGCCAAGCCCAACCGATAGCGGCGGCCTGAGCGACCATAACAACGCCAGCCCAAATAGATTTAGCGACCATAGCTATAAACTGGCCAGTCCAAGCGAGCCCGGCTCGTCCGGCCTGTAATACCCAAGCTCCACCAGCTACGAGAGCATGAGCGGCGGTAGTGAGCCCAGTCCAAGCGGCTCGAGCGACAACGCCCGGTAATGCTACGAGCCAAGCTCCGGCCGAAAGAGCCGCTTGTTTTACCCAAGCCGCCCCAGCCATTACAGCACCAGCGGCGATTTTTCCTCCGGCGATTAGAGCCTGAACGCCGAGCATAACAAGCGTAGGCCCGAATATAGTAGCTAGCACTCCGGCGGCTATCAAGATTTCGTTTTTATGATCGCTAATAAATTGCTTCGAAGCTTCGAGAGCCTGATTAAATTTATCTATTCCGGCGTTGGCTAAGTCGAGGCCACCACTAACCAGCCCGGCGAGGAAGTTCTTAGCAGTCTCTACGGCCGGGTTAAAGCCGTCTATCACTCCCTTGGCGAAGCCGACAGCTTTTCCGAAAATATCAAACTTCAACTGAAGGAATACTAGCGTTCCGGCGAGAGCGGCAAATACGAGAATGATCGGGTGGGCGGCTAGGAAAGTGAAAGCTATTCCGAGGTTCGTAGCGGCGAAGCCGACAGCCTGTAAAGCCGAGACAAACATCATAAGCTTAAACATTCCGATAGCTACGGCTACGGTCGTCATGGCGGCGGCTAATACTGGGAAGTTATTTATAGCCCAGTCTACGGCTGGCTGAACGCCATTAGCGAGCGTTTTAATGAAGTCAGTAAGTGGAGGGAGTACTTTCGTTCCTAAGTCAGTACCGACGGTCTCCAGCGTCGAAATAAGGTTATCCAGAGCACCGTTAAAGCCTGAGTTCTGAGCGGCGGCCAAGTCGGTAGCCGCTCCTTGCTTATTAACAGCGGTAGACATTTTATTAAAGGCGTCAGCTCCTTGTACGGCGAAAATGCTGGCGGCTCGAGAGGCGTCAGAACCGAATATGGTATTTAGAGCGGCCGT